CCACCACCGCATGTCTCGAATAGGCGTGTATGAAACTAGGGGCCGCGCCGACCTGCCCGGCAATCCCCAGATGTTTCGCAACCCCGCGATCCCGCATCCGAAACAACAACACGTCTCCCGGTGCATCATCGTTCAGGCTCTTGGGTGTCAGATGCCGCAGGGCCGCCCTCCACAAGGCCTCGTCCCCCTGTGGTTCTGACCAGTCGCGCGAATAATTTGGCACCGCTTCGGGTTCATCGCCCAACAACTCCCGCCAGACACCCCGCAACAGACCCAGACAATCGGTCCCGACCCCTTTTACACTGCATTGATGGCGATAGGGTGTCCCCAGCCAACCCCGCGCGGCTGTTACGATCAATTCGCTCATCTCCGGCTTCCCCCAGTCGCAGCGGCGGATACCGGCACCGCAAGCATCCAGTCGTCCCCCGGAATGTCCGGGAACCCCTGAAAGTTCACCAAATTGGCAAATTTCAACCGGCATGTTTCCATCCGCTTGTCACACCCGGCGGTCAATCGCACCCGCACGCCTGTAACCAACCCAGACAGCGGCGCCCACAGCGTCACCTCGCGCCAATCAGCGTGAACAACGTCCTGCTTGATTGATCCGCGTGTCCCCGCGCCCAAACCGTCCAGCACCTCCAAGACTCCACGCCGGAACCAACCGTCATCAAACCCCGGCACCGCATCAAACCGCAGCACAGCGCCCTCAACAGCGCTTACAATCACCTCGGTACGGTAGCCGGGCATATCCAGATCCTTGCCACAGGCAGCATCCCCCAGAACTGCCGCACAGGGTTTTTGATACACCCGCCCACCGGGACGGTTCAGCAAATCGGTCAGCCCCAGCAATTCCGCTTGAAAGGCGCTGCCACTGCGGCGCAATTCCCCAATCGCCCCGCGAAACTGCAAAGCCCGCTGCGTAACATCGGCCCAGTTCACCAACCAGCACCGTACCTCGGCCCCGTCATAGCGCCCGGTTTCGATGTCCACTTCGGAAATTGCGGCATCGCTTAATGCGCCCATCGCTTCGGTATTATCCACCGCCAGCCCAGTCCCCTGCTGCAAGGCCATCGCGGTCAGCCCGCTGCCCGCCCGGAACACCACATCCTCGAAGCGCAAATCGCCATCATGATCGGTAAAGCCCAGCACAACGCCATCGCGCCGTGTGACCGCCCAACAGCGGCACAGGGTCGTGACACCGCTGGACAGATGGGCCTGCATATTCTCGCTCAGCTTCATACGCGCACCTCGATTACTGGCACATCCGGCACTTCACCCGCTTGGAAACTGGCAACCGAGGACCGGATACGATCCGTGTCGAACCGCACCGGCACATCGAATTCATAGCCTGCGGTGATCTCGTCCCCTGCATTCGGGGCAAAACTCAGCGTTACAATCCCGGTCGTCACATCCACCTCGTAATGAATGCCTTCCTGCAATTCGTCGCCTTCAACGCCCAAACGCACGGTCCCCTGTACCGGCTTTTTGATCGGACGCGCATAGCCCGCACCGCCAGAACGGTAATGTTTCATCAGTTGGAACACCCGGCTTTCCCCATCACCCACGGCAATCACCTGATCGCCATAAGCCACCTTGGCCGAGGGCAGACAGGATTTGAAATCCGCCCAATCCTTCCAGCGAAACCCGTACATCTGGCCCTGACGCGCCTCGAAAAACCCGATCAGTACTTCGACATCATCCAGCGAACGCATCCCCATCCCGGCATCGTAATGCCGCCGTGAATGCGCCCAGGGCGTGTTACGTTCCTCATGGCCGTTAACCAACGCAACAATCTCGGTGCGCCGCTCTGGCCCCCCCACCGCGCCAAAGCTCAGATTGGCGGGAAATCTTACCTCGTGAAACTGCATATCAGCCCCCTTCGATCAACGAATGCGCTGGCTACGGCCCAAGGCCCGGCCCATCTGCGCCGCGATTTGCGACCCCGAGCGCCGGAACCCCTCGACATCCGGTGTCGTGATATTCATCACCACAGTCGTCGCCCCGCCGCCTTGCGCACGAACGCCCAGCTTGCCATCGGCCCCACGCGTCAGTGGCATGATCGCTTCCGGTCCGGCCTCGCCCATCAGCCCCATGCCGCCACGTATCGGAAAACTCACCGGCCCATTGACCACCCCGCCATTGGCAAACGGCATCACCCGACCTTGTGCAAACGATCCGCCATCGGCAAATGGCATCAACCCCGCGATCCCCTGCGCCAACAAACCGCCAAAATGATCGGTCACCGGCTTTACCGCCGCCGAATAGACCGTGTTCACCATCGCCTGCGCCACCGTCTGCAAGGCGTCCGACAGCTTCATCCCGTCCATCACCACCCCATCAAAGGCACGGCGCAGCCCACGGCTTAGTCCACGTTCCAACGCCCCCACATCGGCGGCGGTCGCGCTCATTGCCCCTTGCATCCGGCGCAATTCCGCCTCGAACCCCGCCGCCATACCGGACGCCGCCCCCAAAGAGGTCTCCAGCGCGTCCACCTGATCCTGAAACCCATCCAGCCCATCAATCTCGGTCATTTTCCGTCTCTCCTGTGTTTTCCGGGCCGGGTGCCGGGGGGGCAACCTGATCCGGGTAGGCCACCAGCAGTTGATCCAGCCGCGACCGCCCCAACGGGGCTGCGCCTGCACTCGTCCCCAACAGCACCCGCAGTTCCACCGGGGTCAGCCGCCAGAACGCCTCTGGCGACAGCCCCAACCCGCGCATCCCGGCCCGCATCAGCGCGGGCCAGTCAAAGCCGTTCATGCGCCCCCCTCGCCATGCCCTTCACCGGGCAAGGCAAAGGCCCGCGCTAGCAATTCCGCCGCCGCGCGGGCAGCGCCAACCGGGCCACCCGCAATGTCGGCCTGCGCCAGATCGGATGCCGCACCAGCCCAGCCACCCCCGCGCAAACCCGCCGCCAGCAACAACAGCACATCCCGCGCGGCAAACCGCCCGCTTTCAAACCGTTCAACCAGCGCCACCAGTGAATCCGCCCCCAGCGCCGCCTCCAGTTCCGCCAAAGCGCCCAGTGTCAGCTTCATCACCCGGCGCTGGTCATCCACGACCAGCGCCACCTCACCTGCCCAAGGGTTCGCCATCTCAGGCCGCCGCCGTAAAGGTCAGCGCCCCCGCCGAGGCCAGCGACAGCTCATAGGTCGCTTCCCCGTTATAGCTGCCCGCATATTCAATGCCGGTGATCTGGAACGCGCCCTCGACCACGCCGAAATTCGGGATAATCACCTGAAAGTCCGGCGTTTCCCCGTCAAAGAAAATCTGCCGCGCCCGTTCATCCGTATTGGCATCCTTGAACACACCGGACCCGGCGATCTGCGCGGATTTCACCCCCGCACCGCCCAGCAATTCGCGCCAGCCCCCCTGACTTTCCAAACTGGTCACATCTACGCTTTCCGCGTTGAAGCTGACCCGCGTTGCCCGCAATCCCGCGACCGTCGCAAACGAACCGTCCCCGGTCAGGTCCACCTTGATCAACAAATCCTTGCCATTCTGAGCAGCCATCTCATTCACTCCATTGGTTGAAAAAAATCAGTTATCGTCGACACGCGCGCGGAACTTCAGATCAATCCGCCGCTCGCCGGTGCTTTCGCGTAGCGTCTGCGCCTTGTAGAAATTCAGCGCCACCAGATGCCCGCGCGACAGCACCAGATCGGCATCCACCAACGCATCGCAAATCGCCGCCGCCGCGTCCTTGGCCACGCCAAACCCTGCCGCGCTGGTATGAACGCTGACGGTGAATTCATGCTGTGCGCCCGCGCCGGTCATGTCGGATTTATCCCGCGCCAATTCCGGCCCCAGCGTCACATAGGTCGTGGGTAAGGTGCCGGTCGGGATCGCGTCATAGATATCGGTCCCCACCAAGGCGGCCACCGCCGCATCCGCCAGCAAATGATGATACACCGCCGTTTGCAGCGCGCTTGCTACTGCGTAACTCATGCTGCCATCTCCTCTTCGGCCAAACAGGTCAGATACCGCCCGCCGGGATCACGCTCGGCCACGGCGACAATGCGGAAAAATCGACCGCCCTCGCAAAAGCGTTGATCCACGCGGGGCCGCATAGACGATCCTTCGGGGGCGCCCCGCACCACGATCCGCCATGCGGTCCGTGACCGTCCGGCGCGTTCCGATCCGTGGCGAAACGACACTTCGGCCCACAGCAACCCCAACGCCGCCCAGCTTTGCGTAAAACCGCCCGCGCCATCGGCCACCCGTTGCGGGGCCTCCAGCACCAGCGCCCGGTTCAGATGCGGGGCATTCATGACATGCACCCGGCAAACAGCCGCACAGTGCGGAACCGTTCCAGCAGGCTGCTGACACCAAAGGGCATACACCGCCCCGACAACGCCGTTTCATGGCGGTATTCGTAATAATGCGCCGCCAGCAGCAGCACCGCCTGCGCCAGATCGGCAGGCAGATCGGACCATTCCGGCCCATATCCCGCCAGAAACCGCAGCCGTACCATTCCGCCCCCGGCAATCACCGGCAACAGCCCCGATACCGGACACAGGCGCGGGCGCTGCATATCGGGCCGCAACACATACCGCGCGGGGTTCACCACCGTTTCCCCGCCCGCCCTGTCGACCAACGTAACCGACGCCACCGCCGACACCGGGGCCACCGGCAGCGCCTGCCCGGACGCATCGCGCCAATGGCTCAGGCTCCAAGAAAATTCTCGCTCGATCAGCACCTTGCCGGTGCGTGCCTCGACCGCCGCTATCGCCGCCCGCAGATAGCTTTCCAGAACCGCGTCCTGCACGTTATCTTCGGCAAACCCGCTGCCCAACCGCAAATGGGCCTTGAACACATCCACCGGCAGCGCCCCTTGCGGCACTTCAGTCTCTTCGACTAACATCATGGAAATACTCCGCATTTTCCCTCCCCGCTCGCTTGGGGTCGGGCGCGCGCCGCCAGCGTTGCTCGAACGGAGGGAGCAGCTAGACAACGCCATAGTCCGGCAGCACGCACCCAGAGCCAGCCCACCTAAGGAACCAGCCCCCTCACCAATCGCTTACGCGATGGCAAAGCGCAGCAACTTGATCGCGGCGAAATCGCTCACATCGCCGCCGACGCGCTTGGTTGCATAGAACAGCACATGCGGCTTGGCGCTGAACGGGTCGCGCAGAATGCGCAAATCGGGACGTTCGGCCACCGTGTAGCCCGCACCAAAATCGCCAAAGGCAATGGCATCGGCCCCACTGGCAATATCCGGCATATCCTCGGCGATCAGCACGCGATAGCCCATCAGCCGCGCCGGTTCCCCGGCCGCCAGCCCGTCAGACCACAGGAACCGCCCGTCGCCATCCTTCAGCTTGCGCACCGCCCCGGCGGTTTTGGAATTCATCACGAATGTGCCATTGGCGCGATACTGCGCCCCCAGCGCATAAACCAGATCAACAATCGCATCCGCCGATCCGAAATCGCCATCGGTGCCGGTCGGCACATAGCCCAGATTGCCCCAGGCCCACACATCATTGTCCACCGCCGTATGGGTCAGAAACCCGGTGGGCTTATCCACGCCATCCCCGCTGACAAACGCCGCCGCCTCGGCGCGGGCGAACTTGTCCGCGATACGGCCCGCCAGCCAACCTTCAACGTCGAACGCGCTATCATCCAGCAACCGTTGCGATGCCTTGGGCAGCGCCGCCAGTTCATGCAGCGGAATGGTGATACGGTCGATAGACGGGGTGCCGGTTTCCGCGCTGGCCGCCGTTTCCGTGGCCCAGCCATGCCCCACATCGGTGTGATCCACCAATACGTCATAGCTCGTCGCCTCGACCGCCACCACATTGGCAATCTGCCGGATCGAGGCACTGGATTTCAGCACACTGCGGATCGTGTCTGATGTCTGCGGGTCCACCAGATACCCACCATCGCCATTCACCGCCGCAGACAGCGCCTTGCCCTCCAGCTCCAGCCCGCGCAGCGCGTCATCGTCACCATGACGCACATAGGCATCAAAGGCTTTCTGATGCGGCGCTTCCACTGTGGCGGCATGGGCCAGAACCGGACGCGCCGGGGCAAAAGATTTACGATCAAGCATGGTCAGTCGCTCTTCCTGATGTTGAAGTTTTTTATCCACATTGGCCCGAAAGCCTTTGAACTCATTCATGAAACCCGCAATCGCAGACTTCACATCCTGAACCGAAGACACAGCTTCCCCGGTCCCAGCCTTTCGCTCGGTCATGGTCATCCCATTTTCCCTTTGGTTAAATCAGACGGCGCTAGTCCTGCGCCATTTCGCAGCGTGCCGCCTCGAACAGCGCCGCCATATCCCGCCAGGGATCGCCTGCGGCGTCGTCGGACTTGGCCGCCACCCGTGCGCTTGGCAGCATCGGGAACGTCACCAGCGACACTTCCCACAGCTCCAGTTCTGTCAGAACCCGCCGCCCATCCGCGCCCTTGGTTGCGCGTTTCGTGCGATACCCGATGGACAGCCCGTCAATCGCCCCCGCCGCAATCAGCGCGGCAGCCTCGCGGCCCTTGTCCACACTGTCCAGCAACCGGCCCCGCACATGCAGACCTCGCGCATCTTCCTGCACCGCGTCCCAGACCCCGATGGGCTGTGCCGGATCGTGCTGCCACAGCATTTTCACCCCGCGCCCAGCCCCTGCCAGCGCCGCCAATGACGCGCCATAAGCCCCGGACGCCACCACATCGCCGCCCTGATCGACCAGTCCGAACAGGCTGGCGTATCCTTCGATCCGCAGCCCTTCGACCACCATCTGATCCGCGTCGAATCGGCAGAATTTATGTTCCAGCCCGCTCTCCATCGCCACCCCCTAGTGTCCTGCCTGCAAAAGCTGCTGAAACGCCTGCGCCAGAATGGTCCCCACCACCCCGTAGACTGTCAGCCACAGCCGTTTTTCCAACCGTTCCATCATTTCTTCCTGCTTTTCGATCCGCCGGTTCAGCGCGTCGTTATGCAACTTGCTCACTCTTTCATGCGCCTCCAGCCGCAACGCAGGTGCGCAATCGAAAGCCTCGAACCCCATACGTTCATCCCGCATGACCGTCCCCTTCCGTGGCCAGAACCGGCAGCCCCAGCATCCGGCGCTTTTCCGTTTCGCTCAGGAACGCGGCCTCGGATACCCGCCGCCAGATCGAGTCCCGCTCGCTCGCCAATGCCGGGACCTGATCCAGATCGGGCCGCAGATCCAGCCGCGCCCCGTCCCCGGTAAACCCAGACAGCCATTCGCCCAGCCGCGCCGTCACCTTCTGCACCAGCGGCAATACCGTCAGACGGTAAAACGCCCGGTTCGCCTCTTGGTAATTGGCATAGGTTGCGTCCCCTGGCAGGCCCAGCATCATCGGCGGCACCCCAAAGGCCAGCGCGATTTCCCGCGCCGCACTTTCCTTGGTTTTCTGGAACTCCATATCGCTGGGCGAAAATCCCATCGGTTTCCAGTCCAGCCCCCCTTCCAGCAGCATTGGCCGCCCCGCATTCCGTGCGCCCTGATGGTGGCTTTCCATTTCCTCCACCAGCCGCTCATACTGATCCGGTGCCAGACTGCCCTGACCGTCGCCGCCGCGATACACAATCGCCCCCGAAGGCCGCGCCGCATTATCCAGCAGTGCCTTTGACCAGCGCGAGGCACTGTTATGCACATCCAACGCCTGTGCCGCCGCCTGCATGGGCGAAAACCCGTAATGGTCATCCTGCGGGTGAAAGTTACGGATATGGCAGATCGGTGGCATGGCCCCCGTCATGTCAAACCGATGCTTGCGCCCATTCACCGCGTACTCATACGCCACCGGCCAACCATCCGTCCCCGGCACCAGCGCCATCCGATCAGACCGCAAAATATGCAACTCCATCGGTACGGCCCCATCGCTGCCCACCGCTTCGACATAGCCGTTCCCGGTCAGCAAAATCTGCGCGTACAGGGCCTCCAGCATTTCGGCCCGTCCCTGCGCCGGATTTGGATGGCGCAGCAACTCTGTCACCGGATGCACATCGTAGCGCTGCAACCGATCCTGCAAACTCAGCGGAACCGAGGCCGCCGCCTCGCTGATCAGCTTCACACAGCGGAACCCCACCGGGTTTCCGGTGAACCCCGTGCGCGTCAAAGACACGGTATCGCGCGGGCTCCAGGCCACCCGCCCCGCGCCCTGAAACGCCACCACCGGGCCGGTGGCGCTGGCCTTGGTTTCCGGC